TTTAGCTTCTGCAGCAGTAGCACCAACTTTTGCTCCTATAGTAGCACCTGCTGTTTTACCTTTTAAGGCACCAGCTAATTGTGCTTTTAAAGCTGCTTGTTGTTTTGTTAATTGAGCAATTTTATTATGTTGTTTAGATATAAGTCCATGTAATTTATCAACTTGAGAAGTATCAGTTATTCCTGCTTTCTTCTTTATTAAACCAGCTAAATAATTTTTCTGAGTTGCAAGGTCTGAACCAACTTTTGATATTTTACTTTTTAAAGCAGCAGCTCCTTTAGATGCAATATTAGCCCAATAAGATGTAGGATCAACTTCAGATAATCTAACTTCAAGATTTTTCCAATATTTTTCTTCATTAGCTTCTAAATTTAAATTCATTGAGTGTTCTAATAGTAACATAGATGAAGATAATCCTTTATCTGAAATTGGACCAACTTCATAAAGAACATTAGTTAATATATCTTTATCAATAACTTCGGATAATTCAGAGAAATTATTTGTAATTTTTTCTTTAATAACTTCAAGAACCATAGCTTCATCAATAACATCATGTTCCTCAGGAATTACATCTTCAAATGCTAACATAGATAAAACATCGAAATCTGACATTTCTTTTAATATATAATTAATTGTTTCCTCTTTTTTCTTTAATGAAGAAGATTCAACAATTCCAGCTAATGCCATTCTAGCAGATGCTAAGAATAATATTGAATCATTAATATTAATATCATATAATAACATTATTATTTACCTCCTGTTTTTTGTATATAAATTTTAAATTACCACAATCCCAAATTCTGGTATATCCTTCTTTACTTCTTAAACTCCACTCTGGAATATCTTTTGGTTCATCTGGTTTTTTTCTTAAATTAAATCTATGTATTCTATCATATCCTTGTATGTACCAATAGTTAGGTTTAGTAATATGTTCTAGTTTAAAACCTAATTTATAGTATAAATTACCATTAGACCATCTTCGATCTGCATAAGAAAAAATTTCTTTCCATTGATAATTCTTTTTGAAATAACTTAATAATTTTCCAGCAATTCCTGGAATATGATACTTATAGTTTGAACAAAATCTATTTAATTCCCAAACATCTTCTTCTGATTTACTTCCTTTAGCAATATTCCCGTGAGAAAAAGTCATAACTGAAACTAATTGATTATTATAAAATGCTCCTAATTTTATAACAGAATTATCACTTCCTTGTATATGATATTTTTCTAAAAAATTACTTTTTATTTTGCTGTCTATTTCTTTAATTATACAATCTCTTCCATGAATTCTTTCAACATTATTAACATCTAGAATTTGTTTTAAACGATTTTTTACAATATCTTTTTTAAATAACCATTCATCTTCAAATATATGAATAAGTTGAATTCCTTTTTCATTACAGTTTTTAGTTTTATTTAAATGATAATTTTTATCTTCTAATATTTCTTCTGAGTGCCAATAAAGTCCATTAAATTCAATAGCAATTTTTCTGTTTGGTATAAAAATATCTAATTCTTGAGGAGGAATTATAGATCTAGAGTTTTTTACTATTTCTTCATTTAATAATAAATCATTTATAAATCGATATAATTCGTTTTCTAGTTTGGATTTATTTTTTACTTTATAAGAACATTTTGGACAAAGACAACCTTGTTGAATAGCGTTCCATGTCTGTTGAAATTCACGATTACATTCTAAACATTTCCAAGTATATCGGTTATGAGCAGATTTATAAGTACCAATTAATTCAAGTTCTAAATAATTTAGAATTGTATATAATTTATTTTTAATGAATTTATTAATATTTGTTTCTTTTGCTTTATTTTTAATTTCTTTACATTTTGATACATGATCTACACCATATTTATCTAAACATGTATTCTTCATTTTATTTTTTACTTCTTCACATTTCAGTGGATTATCAACTCCATATTTTTCTATAAATACATTTTTTACTTTTTCTTTAATTTCTTCACATTTCATTGGATGACCATTAAATTTTTCATTAAAAGTTTGCTGTCTTTTCTTTTTTACAAAATCTACTTGAGATGCATATTCTACACCATATTTTTCTTTTAGTTCTTTTTTGTTTTTTCTTTTAAACTCTTCTGTGGCAAAAATGTTGTCAGAACCATAATTCTTTTGAAATGTCTCTTTTTTCTTTTCTTTTATATATTTTAGTTTAGAAACGTTATCTACTCCATGTATCTTTTTTATAGAATCTTTCCATACTTTACCAAGTTCTTTATTTGTTGGACATGGATTATGACAATATTTTCTGTAACCTTGTCTTAAATCTATAAATGTTGTTGGAGAACCACATTCTTTACATATACAATCTTCTTCTTTTTTCATAAACATATCATAATATTCTTTAAGAGATATATTATGAATTTTAATATGTTTTGCTAAACCATTCAAATTTTTTAATGTTTTTTCACAATCTTTAAATTGACATTTCATTATGTATTTTATCCTTTTATTGTGAATAAGATTCGCCATATTTTTTCACTATTTCTTTTGCAGCCATAAAAGATTGAGCTAACGTTTGACACTTAGTTTTAACCCATGGTTCATGCCAAGCATAATCAAGATGAAATTCAATTTCTAAATCAAGTCTTCCAACAGTTTCTACATCACTAGTAAATAAATCTCGCGGATCTTTAGTTGGATACACACCATCAAAGCAAGAATACTCTTGTATTGTTTTTCCATCAGGAGAAGTTGTCCAATAAAATAACAATCCTGCATAAGTTTTCTTTGTATATCCTTCACCCTGGTCACCATCTTCCATTTCAGTCAAACCAGTTCTATAATCTCTGATCATTTTAATCCAATTATGCATAATATTATAAATTGGAGTCTGATCGAATTCTAGAAATTTAATAGAAACTGTATTTCCATAATCAACATTTCCTGGCACGCCCCATTTAACTCCACCAAGTCCAGTAAATTCAACTGTATTGAGAGTTCCTCCTGGAGGAGTCACAGAAAGACAAGATGCAGCAAGTATATTTTTTACTTCACTGTCATCACTAATACCAGAACCAGAAGCAGATAAATAATCTATTAATTTTGATGGAATTTTTGAAAACCATATAAAATGATATCCCGTTAAATAGGGATCTGAGATACCCACCTGTGTCCCACCGAAGTTTCTAGTTAATATGTTTTGATTTAGTTCTGCAAATGAATACTTCATTTGTAATTTACCTCCTAATTAACAAACTTTTTTTGCTAAGTTATTTGTAGAGCAATTTGTATTTGTTTTATGTCCATATAAAAAATGACAATTTATACAAACAGAAATTCCAAAATCTGGATCTAATGAGAAAAATGGTTCTAGTTTTTGCGGACGAATATGATGAACATGTTCTGCTTTTGAGAAAAATGGTTCTAGTTTTTGCGGACGAATATGATGAACATGTTCTGCTTTTTCTCCACAATAAATACATTTGTAATCATCTCGTTTTAACACTTCTTGTCTAAATATTTGATATTCTTCTGAAGTATATATTTCTAAATTATCATCATTTATTTCATATTCTTTAAGAAGTTGATTTACAGTTTTACCATAAAGAGGACAAATATTTTTACATTCTTTTGAACAATAGAAATAAGAAGAACAATTTCCCCAATCATTTTCTAATTGTCTAATTCTCTCAGATAATTGATTATATGTTGGAGTAAACCAACCACCTTGTTCTTTTGAATTAGGACAATTATGGTTTTTACAATGTACTTGAATTTCTTTGGTCTTATTTGGATTATATCTCATCTCTTCAATTCTAGAAAAGAAGGGATATCTCTTTTGTATTTGTTCTATAGAAACCTTACTATTGATACTCATTTTCTTTTTAATTTTATCCGCTTTTTCTTTTCCATATAATTCAATATATGTTTTCCCTTTTTTATTTGATTTATGTCCCTTATGTATCTCAGATAATAATTTTTTAGTTTCTTTACTTCTCTTTTGTCCGATTCTAGTGTTTGCACTTTTTCTTATAGGTTCTGGACAAAGTTGAAACCTTTCTGAACAACAAGGGTTTCCATTTTTTAAAAAATATTTCGCTTCTCTTCCACAACCATAACTACATTCCACTATTCATCAAATCTCCAATTATTTTCATTACTTGTTTCCAATTTTCAAATCTCACAGCTTTATCATCAATATAAGCAACTGCTCCTAACTTTTCAGCAGTTATATTATCAAAATAAATATTATTTTTTTGTAACCATTTTTTAACATCTTCTTTTTGATTTTTACCATCATTTTCAAAATCTGAAGCTCTAGTAGTAAAGATAACTATTTCGAAACCCATATCTTTTAATTTATCAATAGCTTCTTTTGCTCCACTTATTACTTTTCCGTAAATACTTCCATCTTTAAAACCTTCATCATAAGAGTGAATAACTTTATCGAAATCTATCATAATTCTATCTTTTTCAGATAAATTCTCAGATTCGGGATAAACTACTCGAAATATTTTTTTATCTTTATGATACGAATCCATAGGAAATATGGATTCATCATTTTGTATTGTTTCTAAGTAGTTTTTTAGATTCATAATACTTCCTATTATAGTTTTATATTTTGTTCTAGTTTTGATCAGATATTAGATATTTTTAGTAACAATCTTCTATATATATAAATAATTAAGGAAATATGTTTGTTTTAAAAACTATTAAATGAAAGGGAAGATATTATATGATGAATGTAGATACATATTTCAAGAGGTGATGTAGGATATCCATTAGAAATACATGAAAAACCAAATATAAATAAAGGAGAATAAATAATGAAAACTAAAAGAGAACTTATTGAAAATCAGAACCAAATTAATCTTAATAATCCTATAGTTCTGTTAGAAGTATTAATTGATATAAGAGATGTATTACTTGATATTAATCAAAACCTTTCTAAACATGAAATAACTGAAGAAAAAATTAAGGAAAAAGTAACATATCAATTTTGTATTACTGGTTCTCCAATTGAAGCAATAAAAAAGTACAGAGAGCTGACTGGAACTGGTCTTAAAGAAGCCAAAGCTTATTGTAAAGAATTAGGAATTATTAAATAATATATAAAAATAAATCAAAAGGAGAAGAAAAAATGAAAAACATGTTAAAAGTTGGGGATATTGTATTTCCGTACATTTGGAGAAATCTCTCCAATGAAAATGTAAACATCAATCCTATTGTAATGTTTTGGCATACAGAAAGAAGAGAGTTTTTTACATTTATTAATCTAATCAATGATGGTGATAGAAGAGAAAATGGAAGAGTTCTTTCAGGAATTATTGATTTTGTAGGATGGTGTAATCCATTTACAAGATGTGGTAATGGATTAAAAATCTTTGTTCCTGAATTCCGGAGCAAAAAATTTAAAGTCAGTCTTCAGAATAACCAAGCAATAGCTGTAACTCGTTTACTAAAAAATTCAGCAATTGGTGAACTTGTGGAATTTCAAACAAAATAAATGTAACAAACTTTTTTCTAATGTTATCACTCAACTTAATTTTAGATTATATAAGTTGAGTGATAACATTTATTTTATAAATAACTTTTTATAGAAAATAAGGAGCTTGAAATGGATTGTTTTTCTTTTATGAATGGGAATGGAAAAAGATTTTGGAATACAGAAGTTAAAGAAATTGAGACTAATGAATTGGAAAATCTTTCTGATAAAGAAGTGAAATTTAAGTTAGAGCAATTGAAACCTCCAAAGATACGTAATAATAATTTGAGAACTGTATATAAAAGACATATTGTAAAAACCTCACTTGAAAAAATAAGAGGATAAGTTATAATGAGAACTAGAAAAGAAATAGAAGAAAGAGAAAAAATATATTCTGGTGGATCAGGAGATAATAACAAAATATTAATTCAAAAATTAATATTAGAAGTTCTTCTTGACATTCGAGATCTTTTATTAAATCCAAGTTGTGAACATGAATGGTTTGTATATTCTGCTTCATTATTTACAATAGAGATTTTAGTTAAATGTATTAAATGTAATCAATTTGGATCAATACAGTCCTTTAGTGAAGAAGAATGGTGTAAAGCATTTGATGCTCCGGAGGAACCATATTTATGGAAAGACAATCATAGAGTAATAATTCATTAAGGATATTTAATATGACTTCAAAACAAATAATTGAAAAATTATCGAAGTCTGGTTTTGAAGTATTCATTGTCGGAGGATTTGTTCGAGATCAATTAATGGGTTTTGATAAATCCTCCGACATTGATATTGTAACATCAGCGAAACCAGATGAAATTATTGATTTATTTCAAGAACAAAATGTAAAATTAGTTGGAAAAAACTTTGGTGTTGTTATAGTAGATAATATTGAAGTAGCAACATATAGAATAGATAAATCATTTGGTCTAAGTGATAAAAATACTGAAATTAAATTTGCAAATACTATTGAAGAAGATTTATCTAGAAGAGATTTGACTATAAATTCAATTGCTTTAGATCCATTTTCAGAGAAAATTGTAGATCCATTTAATGGAGTTAAAGATTTAAAAGATAAAATAATTCGATTTACTGGAGATCCGTTTAAAAGAATATATGAAGATCCAAATCGAATTATTCGAGCATGTAGATTTTTAGCTTTAATAGATGGAAAATTTGATAAAAATACAAAAGATGAAATGAAAAACTATTCTGATTATGTATTAAATTATGTAAATCCAGAGCGCATTCGTTTAGAAGTTTTAAAATCTATGAAAATTCAAAAAGCTTCTTTATTTTTTAATTGTCTTTATGAAATTAATTGTCTTCAATATATTTTTCCATCTCTTGAAACTTGTTATAATTTTAAAAATGGACATGGAAAATATCATATTGAAAGTATAATTGATCATAGTTTAATTTGTGGTGATAATATTACAACAAAATATCCACTATTAAAACTAACTGGGTATTTACATGATGTAGGAAAACCAATATCAGCAGATATAAATAAAGATGGTCAATTAAAATTTTTAGGTCATGAAAAAACTGGTGCAAAAGTAGTAGAAGATGAACTGAAAAATTTAACATTTTCTAACTATGAAATTGATTATATTAAAAATCTAATATATTTTCATATGAGAATTCCATATCAAACTTTAGCAAAACCTTTAAAGAAATCTAGAAGAACTAAAATTATATCTGAAAAACGATATAACAGAAGAAATAGAATTGTAAGAAGATTTCTTAAAAAAATTAATGATAAAGATGTAAATTATAAAGATTTAGTAAGACTTATGATAGCTGATAGAATTGCAAATATAAGTAAAAATAATTATACATTTTTTCAAAAGAAATTGATAATGACTATTTTTAAGAATGTTTTAAACGAAAAACCTCCAAATAAATTCTCAGATTTAAAAATAAATGGAAACGATATAATGGAAATAAGAAATTTAAAACCTAGTCCAGAAGTCGGGAGAATTAAAAAACAACTTTTACAGATGATTGTAAATGATCTATCTTTGAATGAAAAAGAAACATTAGAAAAATTAGTTAAAGAAATAGAAGGAAAGAAAAAATGACAAAGGAAAAAATGTCTGATTTAGTAAAAGATAAAGAATGACAAAAAGTTAGATTTAAATTATTAAATCAATGGTTAAAAAGACCAGAGTGGTGTTGTTAACAATTAAAGGAATACTTAGGAAATATATCGAAAACTGAAAATAAAAAGTTAAAAATAGTTATGAATTATTTAACGGGAACAGGATTTTTAGAACTGGAACTATCAATCACAAATGTATATCAGATATAAAAAAGGAAATATCTCAAGAAATTAAAAATAAAAAAGAGGATATAGGAGAAGTAAAATAATGAATATAGAAGAATTTGGTTCTGGAAGTTCAGAAAATAAGTCAGAAAAATTATTAATAAAACATAAATTAAGATCAAGAGAAGCTGGAAAAGTCGAAGAAGCTACACCTGAGGATCGAGAAGAAAATTTAAATTTTGGATTTTCACAATGGATTATTTTACCAAATAATGAATTTAGACCAATTAGTAGAAGTATTCAAAAATTACATAGTGGGTATTATGAAACTTATTTAAATAATCAAGGAATATCTACTTTATGTAAAAAAGATATAATTACAGATGATTTATTACTTTTAGATGATATATCAATAGAAGTTACAAAAGAAATTTCTAAATTTTGGAAGAAAAGAAATGAATTTAAAAGTAGAGGGTTTTCACATCGCAGAGGATATTTATTTTATGGAAGAGCTGGAACAGGTAAAAGTTCAATTGTAAAACAAATAATAAATTCGGTTATTAATGAACAAGATGGTATAGTTATTAATTGTACATCTACTGGACCATATATAATTATTAAAGCAATTGAACAAATTAGAATAGTTGAACCAAATAGAAATATATTATGTATATTTGAAGACATAGATTCTATTATAGATGAGTATGGAGAACAAGAGATTTTATCATTATTAGATGGTGAGAATCTTATTGATTACGTTTTAAATATAGCTACAACAAATTATCCAGAACGTTTAGATAAGAGAATTGTTTCAAGACCAAGAAGATTTGATAGGATAATAAAAATTGTAGAACCAAATAAAGAGATTCGAAGAAAATACTTTCAAGAAAAATTAAAAGTAAATGATGACGAAGTTGAAAAATATGTGGAGATATCAAATGGCTTTACTTATGCTTCATTAAGTGATTTGGTTATCTCCACAAAATGTTTTGATTTGTCTCTTGAAGAAGCAGCATTTAGATTAAAACAATTAGAAAAGAAAAAATCTAGCGATGAATACTATTCATCTGAAGCTGGATTTGGAAAACTATAAAAAGGAAATGAAAAAATGATTAATATTCCAGAAGATTTCAAAATGATTTCTACTTTTATAACAGGAAGTAATTTATATGGTAATGCAACAAAAGATTCTGATATAGACACTCGTGGAGTTTTTATACCAAGTAAAGAATATTTTTATGGATTTTCTAAACGAGTTGAACAATTTGAAGATAAAGTAAATGATATAGTATTTCATGAAATAAAGAAGTTTTTTAAATTAGCAATTGCTAATAATCCAAATATAGTAGAATATCTTTTTATACCAATAGAAAATCATTTATTAATAACTGACGAATGGAAACAAATTTTAGATAATAGAGATTATTTTATATCTAAAAAATGTAAATTCACATTTTCAGGATATGCTCATTCACAATTTAAAAGAATAAAAAGACATAGATCATGGTTATTAAATCCACCAAAAAAGAAACCAGAAAGGTCTGAGTTTGGTTTACCAGAAAATCAAAGTTTAGTTCCAAAAGATCAAATTGGAGCTTTTAATATTTTATTATCTTTATATTTAGAACAGATTGGTAAACATCATAAATTAAGAGAACAGTTGGAAGAGATGGAAGAAACAACATCATATATATCTTTAACTCAAAACTTAGTAAATATTGATTATAAAGTAGTTAAGCAAATTCTTCCAGTTTCTGATAATATGATAGATGCTTTGGAGAGAGAAAAAGGTTACTTAAATGCAATTCGAGAGTGGAATGCTTATAATAGATGGAAAAAAAATAGAAATCCAGAAAGAGCTATTTTAGAAAAGAAATTTGGTTATGATTGTAAACACGCAAGTCACCTCTACCGTTTGATGACAGAAGGAGAAGAATTATTAACAACTGGAAAAATTACATTTCCAAGACCAGATGCAGAATTTTTAACTCAAATAAAAAATGGTTCATTAACCTTTGATGAATTAATGAGTTTAGTTAGTAATTATGATAACTTATTTGATGATTTATATGATAAAAGTAAATTACAATATTCGCCAAACATTAAAAAATTAGACCAACTTTGTGAAGAAATTAATGAAAATTATTTAAGAAATTTTTAGTTGATTTATTTTAAAAGGATTTTATAATAATTGAAATTATGTTTCTAATTATTTTTATTTTTTTACTATGGATATCATTTGGTTTTTTATCACTAGAAATTATGAATATAGATAATCCATTACATATTATAATTGCAGGTGGATTTATTTCTTTTTATATTACTTTAATATATAAAATGTTTGAAAAATATAATAAAGAAAAAGAAAGAAAAAAAGAAAAAAGAAAATTAATAATAGAACAAACTCCATGGTGGAAATTAAAAGAGTTTGGAGGAAATGTTTAAAATGAATTTATCTCTTCATATTATAATAATAGATTGGATTCTAATTGGTTGTCTCGCATTTTTATTATGTTTACTTTTTGGAAAAAGAAAAAAATTATCTGATTTTAAAGATCTATTTTTAGAAGAAAGAATCTTTCAAGATTCATTGATGTTTATCATGTTTAGTATAATTTCTATTGTCGCATTTTTTAGTGTATTATTTAATGAAAAGAAAGGAAAAATGCACATTGGTGGGAATTAAAAGAATTTGGAGGAGATTTGTAAAATATCCTTACAAACAAAAATTCCAAAGTCTGGATCTAATGAGAAAAATGGTTCTAATTTTTGTGGACGAGTATGATGAACATGTTCTGCTTTTTCTCCACAATAAATACATTTGTAATCATCCCGTTTTAGAACAATTTCTCTAAATGTTTGATATTCTTCTGGAATATATAATTTATCATTATTTTTATATGGGTCCGATTTCAAATTAAATAAGGCACATTCTTTTTTACATTTTTCACAACAATAAAAATATGAACCACCATTTCCATATTTAGATTCTAATTGTCTAATTCTTTCAAATATTTGTAATAAAGTTGGAACAAATCGATTTCCATTTTCTTTAGAATATTTACATTTACTATTTTTACAATGTATTTTGATAAGTCCACTTTCTTTATCTGGAATAGGATTTTCTATTATACAAAAAAATGGATGATATTTAACTAAAAAGTCATAATTAATTCTTCTAGTATTATCATGTTTCCATGATTTAGTTATTTTCTTTTTCATCATTTGTTTATAATTTGAATTTTTCCATCTATTTTTAATATTTATACTTTGTTTTTTCTTATTATCTTTACTATTAATTTTTCCATTTGGATTGTTCCATTGATTTTTCATAATAATACTTCTCTTTCTTTTATATTCATTTGTATGATATTTACTAGTTTTTCTTTTCCATGCTTCTTGAATAGATTTACTCAATTTTTCATTTCTATTTAAAAAGCCATTATTTAAGTTAGACCACGCTAACTTTAAACCAAAAGAGTGTTTTTCTTTATATTGTGGATCTTTATGAAGTTCTTTAGAATAATTACTATTTTTATTTCTATATATTGGACATTGTGCTACATATTTAGAACAACACCATTTTTTAACTATTTTAAAGTAATATTTTGCTTCTCTTCCGCAACCATAGTCACATAATTTCATTTTCTTATTAAACCTTTTTATAATTTTGTTCTGGAGGATGAAAACTTTGAAAAAAGAAATCCTAATTGATGATGAAACAAAAAGCATAATAATTGGAAATTTTGATAAACAATTTAAAAATGATAAATATGAATTATTATTTAATACAAAAACTGGGTTTGAAGTATTAAGAGGAATCAATGGAAATAATGATCCTTTTGTTACTGATCTGCCAACTATGATAGATGTTGGAATTATGGGTCATTGTTCAAATAAATGTCACTTTTGTTATCAAGGAGATAATCAACAACCAAATATGAAACTAGATGATTTTAAAAAAATTATTGATGAAACAAAACATCATGTAAATCAAGTTGCTCTTGGAGGAAGAGGAGATCCAAATTTACATGAAAATTTTAAAGAAATAATTGAATATTGTAATAAAAATAATGTTGTTCCAAATTATACTACATCTGGAAGAAATTTAACAGATGAACAAATTGAAATTTCTAAAGGTTGTGGTGCAGTTGCAATCTCTGATTATGATCAACTTTGGACATATCAAGCTTTAAACAAATTTATAAATGCTGGAATTAAAACAAATATTCATGTTATATTTTCTTCTGAATCTTTTACTAGATGTATGAATATTTTATTTGGTATAGACATATGGAATCAGAAAATTGATGTTAAAAAATTAAATGCAGTTATATTTCTTTTATTTAAACCTCAAGGAAGAGGAAAGAATTTACAACAATGGATTCCTTCAAGAGAACAATTAAAAAGATTTGCGAAAATGATAAAAAAACCATATTGTGCATTTCAAGTTGGTTTAGATAGTTGTATGGTAAATAAAATTAAATCATTTGCACATTTTACTGAATATGAAAAGATGTTTATTGATACATGTGAAGGATCTAGAATGTCGGCTTATATTTCTCCAGATATGAAGTTATTACCATGTTCATTTGGAGATTCAGATAAATATGGAATTTCTTTAGAAAATAAATCAATTGAGAAAGTATGGAACAATGGAGATATATTTTTAGAATTCAGAAATTTATTAAAATCAAATTCAAATGAATGTCCTTATGGATTATAAAGCAAGGAGAAATTAAAAATGAAATTATTTATTATTAAGTTTTGTGTATTTCTACCATGGTTATTAATTAAATTCTTTATTTATAGTGGAGTACTTCCAAAAGATCATCCATATTTGAAATATTGTCCCTCTCTTGAAGAATTAGCAAAAAAAGGAAGTTATTTAATTTTCTTTTTTGGTGGAATAATGTATACAATAATTTTTTATACTAGTATTCTTTTAATATTTGTAGTAAAAAATTTCTGAGAATAATATAAAATGATAGAAGTAAAAAATATTATTTTATTAAAATTTCCAAAAGATTTTGATATTAATAAATATTTAAGTGTAAGAGAACAAGCAAGAATCATATTTCATGAAGGAGCTTCAATTCCAACTAACGAAGTATTAGAAGTATTAGAAGAAATAAAAAATTTATAAAAAATTTATATTGGAGAATATAAAAAATGAAAATTAAAACTAATTTTGTAACAAATAGTTCTACTTGTAATTTTGTAATGATTGGATTTCATATTAATACAGAAAAAGAAAATTATAAAATGTCAGAACAAGAAATTATTGAATGTATAATCAATGATGAAAATATTAAAATAGAAAATATAGATGAAATAGAAAATATAATTGAAGAAGCTAATGATTTTCATATATTAAGATCAGGAGAAGATGGAACCCCAAATGATAATACAATTATTATTGGTTACCACTTAGCAACATATTCTTCTGACAATTATGATTGGTCGAAACAACAAATTAATTTAAATGCATTAACAGATATAATTAGTGAACTAAGAAAAAAATTTGGATATAATGGAGAAATGAATTTATATTTTTCTACGAGATTGTGTTAATAGAAAGGAGATATTATAATGAAAATTAAAAAGGATTTTATTACAAATTCTAGTTCTTCAAGTTTTATAGTAGCTTGGGATAAAGAAATAAAATGTTTTGAAGATGTTTATAAATTTATACCTAATATAGAAAAAGCAATGGCTGTATTACAAGATTCAAAGAATCAAACTCCTTTAAAAACTGATATATTAAATTATTCAAATACTATTAAAAGAATTCATAGTGTAATTAGAAGTGGTACATTTGATGGTTATTTATCTTTATCTTATGATGATATAATAAAGAATGATGATTATAGAAAAAGGTATAAATTATGGAAGTGTATTCGAGAGGAGAATAGAAAAATATCATTAAAATTAGCTAAACAATTTGTAAAAGAAAATATTGATAAAGTTTTTTATATTTTTCATTATTCAGATAATAATGGAGAATTTTGGTCTCAAATGGAACATGATGGAATTTTCTATGAGTTACCATTTATTCATGTAAGTCACCATTAAGGAGTTTATTAAATATGAAAATTAAAAAAGATTTTATTACAAATTCTAGTAGTGCTAGCTTTTTAATGTGTATAAAAACGGATGAAAATATTACTACTTTAGAAGAATTTGAAAAATGGTTTAGTAATTATATGGATATTTATATCGATAATTTAAAGGAATATTGTCATAGTAGTTCATTTCCATCTTTTTACAATCCAGGTAATATTAGACAAGAGTCTGGAAATCTTTTTGTAATAATAGACTCTTGTTTATTATATAATAATTATAAAAATGTTCCACAATATATGAGAGATTTAATTTTAAGACATTTAATTGATAATGATCTAAAAGGAATAAAGAATATAACAATCAAAGTAGAAAAAGATGAATAAAAGAATTCAAGAATGGTGTTATACAATAGACGTTTTTTGATGAATGGCCAGATTAAAAAGGAGAAATAAATATGAAATATGGAGATAATATAGTTTTAAAAGCAATAGATTCTTCTATAGAAAAATATCAAAAAATTTTACGTTTAGAAGGTTACGAAAGAGGACAAGAAAATTGTGCATTATGTTCTTTATTTGTTAAAGATGAATGTACAGAATGTCCAATATTTGTAAAAACAGGAAACAAACTTTGTGCAGAAACTCCATGGGAACAATTTTATCTACATTGGTCAAAATGTCATTCTAAATATTTAGATATATATAATAGAAGAATTGTTTGTAATGAATGTGAAAAAATTATTAAAAAAGAAATAAAATTTTTAAAAGAAGTTAGAAAAGAATTTACAGAAGAATATCAAGAAATTTTTTATTATGTTGGTCAACTATTTGAACATATGTGTGGAGATATTTACATATTAACATCTTGTCATTCAAATTGTTCTTTGGTTAATTTAAACAATGGACATTGTTATTTATATAGTTATAAAGTTAATGATATAGCTCATATTAATAAAAAAGAATTCAAATGTATATGCGAAGGCAATGATAAATTTTTTCATATATATAAAGGGAAATTAAAATATGAAAAATGAAATTATATTAGATGCTTTATATAGAACAATAAAAAAATTTAAAGACATGTTAGAATTAAAAGAAGTAGACTTATCTTTACAAAAATTTCCTATCTGTAATATAATGCCTGCTTGCAGAGATTGTCCAGTTTATCATATTTCTTCAGACTTTAAATGTGATTTATCACCATATGCTAAATTTATAGAACACTGGGATGATAATCACAAGAACTATTATAAATCTAATGATAAACATAAATCATCTTTTTCAGGAAATGAAAAAGTAATTCTTTGTCCAACTTGTGAACAATATATAGAAGAAGAAATATTACTTCTTATGCGAGCGCAACATAAATTTTGTATACGACAAAATATACATTTTATAGGTCAAAAATTAAAAAATTCAAAGATAAAAAATAGTCCTATATATATGATTTGTAGATCATCTTATGATAAAGTTTGTTTAATTAATTTGGAATCTGGTAATAGATTTGATGAACCAATAGATGTTCCTTCTGTATATTATATTACACATGATAAGTTTGACTTAATTACAAAAGGAGGAAAAAATGATTTTTATCCAATTGAAGAATAAATAAAATATAAACATATAAATTTATTTCTTATATATATTAATTAATGAGATAAAAAATATGTTTTATATTTTAAAGGAGGTAAAAGATCATGAAAAAAGTTATGGTTATTTCATTACTGACAGTCTTTATTATGTCGTTTGCTGTAGTCGCTTCTGCGGAATATGATTCAATCCTCATAAGTGGTGAGCATTTGTATCAGGATGGAAAGAAGGTCAGTATAGGAGAGGCGGCTGAAAATTCCATTATCCATACAATAACTTCTACAAAGCCAGTTGTCATCATATGTGAAAATGCTGATTTTCTGACATTGCACTTGTTGACTGATATGTTAAAATCAAGTTCAATATCATATGTTGTTGTGGAGAGATAAATAAATTGCATATTGGATAAAACCTGCATGGTGGACGGTTCAAATTATACCGGCCGCGAGAATACCAGAAGCGAGGAAGCCTGCCTTTGATCAGGTTACAGGGTGTCTGGTTCCAATATGTTCAATTGGAAAAATGAAGACTTGAGTCTAATTTAAATAGATTACAGTCTTCATTTTTCTTTTGTTTAAAATAATTTCTAATATATATTAATTATTGAGAAAACAAAATTTATTATTTTGAAAGGAGAAATAACATGAGAGAAGTACTATTAGTAAAGGAACTTTATCCAGCAGTCAGAACATGGTTAGTTTCATTGTTATCAAGATTTGAAGATTCTGACATGTTTGAAGGTGGGAGTTTTAGGTTTGGATATTATAATCCTAGTAAATCAGATATGGATTTCTTTGTTTATGTTCCAGATGAAAAAGGTGGTGTTTTTCGAGGACTTCTTGAAGCTAATGGATTTACTCTTAATAATCTTGCCACTTATTCCTTTCTTTTACCAGTAAATGTTTATGAAAGAGATTTTATTCAAATAGTTCAAATACTAGATATAAAATCTTATAAACTACAGAAAGAAAACAATGAGTTAATTGAGAAACATATTCAAAGTAATAGAGAGTTATTAAGATTTGTAAAAGAAATATATCAACATTCAGAATTAGAAGAAACTGATTCAGGAAGAAAGAAGAAAGTATTTGAATATAGTGGTTCAGATTTGTTTAATATGCTATTAAGGTCTGTAGGAAAATGATGATAAAAAATACTTTAATCTGAATGATTGAAATTTCTTTTTAGATTAAAGTATTTTTTTGTTGTTTTTTAAAATAAATTTTAATTTACCACAATCCCATATTCGATAATAACCTTGTTCATTTCTTAATTTCCATTCTGGAATATCTTTTGGCTCGTCTGGTTTCTTTCTTAAATTAAATCTATGGATTCTACCCATTATATTATTACCAAAATACCAATAATCTGGAGAAGTTTGATGGGATAAATTAAAACCTAATTTATAATACATATTACCATAAGACCATCGTAAATCAGCATAACTAAAAATACTATTCCATTCCCAATTATTTTGAAAATATTTTAACATTTTACTAGAAATACCAATTATTCTATATTTAGAAGAGGAACAAAATCTACTAAGCTCCCATGTTAATTTGTCTTTTGGATTTCCTCCTCTAGAAATATTTCCATAACCAAAAGTCATGACTGCTACTAGTTCATTTTTAAAAAATGCTCCAAGTTTTATTTTTGAATAATCTTTTCCTTGAATATGATATTTTTCTAAAAATTCATTTTTTTCAGATGGAGAAATTTCTTTGATAATACAATTTCTTGCATATATTTTTTTATTATTTGATAAGTTTAATTTATGTATAATCATATTTTTAACAATATCATTTTTCATAATCCATTCATCTTCAAATATATGAATAAGCTGAACTCCTTTTTCTTTACAACCAATAGTTTTATTTAAATGATATTTTTCTGGTTTATCTAAGTTTAATTCTGAATGCCAATATAAACCATCAAATTCAAAAGCTATATTTCTAGATGGAATAAAAATATCAACTTCTAAATTTCTTTTACTTTCGAAATTCTTTATTAAACCAACATAACTAGTTAAAATTTCTTCATTAGTATTTAAATGTTGTTTAATAAAATCTACAATTTCTTGTTCTAAATTAGAAACATGTTTGAAATACGGAAAACATTTTGGACATTTACAATCATAATGAATTATTGAATCAAATAATCTTTCAAATTTTTCTCCACATTTTTCACAAGAAAAAATAGATAATATATTACAACCATTATATTTTTCTAATTTTATATTTCTTTTTGACAATTCTTTTTCTATTTTTGGAATATAATTTTTCAAAAATGTTTCTCTTCTTTTTATAAGAATTGATTCTAAATTCTCTCTATAAGCTTTTTTAATATGATCTCTTTGTTTTTTATTTACTAAAGGATTTTTTGATGGATGAGTAACATTATGTTTTTTTAAATAATTTAGTTCCTTTTTTTCTTTAGTAATAGGAGACAATGATACACATTTAGAACTACAATAATCAGAAAATCCTTTTTCTAAAGATGCAAAACTAGTAAATTTTTTACAATTATCTACCATATTATAACATAAACATATATCTTCATTAGTTGTTTTAAAAAATTTTATGTAATATTCTTCTACTGAAAGATTATGAATCTTAATATGTTTTGAAATAGAAGAATAATTTAGAAATTGTATACCACAAATTTGACATTGAAGTTTATTTTTTTTATTAATAGTTTGTTTTTTTAAAAGTATAATTAATTTTTTTCTTATATTATTTAATTTACTTTTTGTTTTTAAAGTAGATTTTATTGAATAACTTCTTTTCTTATTTTTTTCTTTATCAACATTTTTTAAATTACAATCATAACATATATTACCAGAATAACCTTTATTTAAACCAAGAAATTTTGTTTCATTATTACAAAATTTACAAATACCTTCATTTAGTTTACGTAAAAATTTGTTGTAATATTCTTGAATATTAGTTTTACAGGAAGATTTAGGATTAGTTAGATGAGAAACTAGACCTTGATTTGTTTTAAATTTTTTATTACAAATTTTACATATATACACAAAAAACAACTCCCTTCCTTTTTATTTTTTTGTTCTATAAAAGGAAGGGAGTTGATATTTAGTTTAACTTATACAATGAAAAAGTTTAGTTCGATTTTTTCTAACACCCGGACCGGATTTAATGTTACATTCACGTGACAAGTTTTTGTTTTCTTTTCATAAGCAGTAGCACCGACTTCAACACTATAATCATATAATCCTCTTCGTCTTTTAATATCTTCTAGAAATTCAACTATATCTCCACCAATTAAACTCCAAGTAATTTCATCATTTTGCTCGAAAATAAAATACCTACAATATTGTTCAAGTGCTCTTTTGCAATAAAGAACTAACCTTACAATATTAAGGTCTTGAAGAGCGGATGCTTTTGCTTGAGTGGTTAATTGTCCCCATAAAACATACCCGGGATTAAATTTAACCAGAGGATTAATCTGTTTTAAATACATTTGGTCACGCTGACCCAATCTTGGATTAAAACGAAGATCTTTAATTGTATCAATAGATGCTCTATTAAATCCAGCAACTGCAAACCAAGGTTCAGCAACAGAATCATTTCTCGGTAACAAATATGCAACATGATATACAGGAGAAAACCAAACATCTTTTCCAGTAAAAACATCATATACTTTATTATACTCTTCATAAAGAGCACAAAAGTAATTATTAAAAGTGTGTGTATTAACTCTGCTATTAATACATGCATTATAAGTTGCATTATCACCATTATCTATTAAAGCAACACAGTCTCTTCTAGTTTGAACAAGAGTACTAATTTGAGTTTTAACATCATCTGGATATCCACAATCAAAAACAGCCGTGAAGTAAATATTTTCAGTATCTAGAATATCATCATCAATTGTTCCAGCATATGCATTTGCTAAAACTTCAGTAGCTTCAGTAGTATCTAGATCTCCAGCAGCATCTAATAATGCACCATCAGATCCTCTTCTAAGAGGAACTGGAATGCTAGAAATAAAAGCATCAGAAATTTCAGTATATGTTTCTTTAATTAAATATGTAATAGTAGAATTAACATTAAAAGAAGTAGTTGCTCCATTCCAATTTCTAGCAGAACCTGTCAGATTTCTATCATCAAAAACATTAATAGAAGTACTACTTCCTCCAGTTGCAGCTCCTAACCAACCCCAAATCTTATTACCAGTTCCATCAATAGCGATAACTACATAATTAGCATTTCCAGTTTCAGTAGCATTTTCCCAATCAGAAAAATCTTGTTTATTATCAGATATTTCTGCAGCTCCATCAGTCAAAGTAACAGATACATCTCCAATATCTTTATCATAAATTTTAGAAACTAAATCATGACCACTAGAATATGCTCCACTAGCCAAAGTCATTTCAGCTCTTAGAACACTAGAATAAGTTTCTAAAACATCAACAATAAATAAAGATTCTCCATTATCATCAACAGCTTTTGAATTGAAAGAAACATTAAATGATTCTATTACAACATCATCTCCATCAGACTGTTTTTCATAAATATCTAATACATAAACTCCTTCAACCATTGGATTAGAATATTCAGTAATTCTAACTCCAATTGCATTATAATACTCACCTCTTCCTATTGGATATAGAAAAGCAATTGGATAAATATGACCAGCCTGTTCTAGATTTGTTTGTAATTCACTTTTTGTATTAATATCACTAATATGAGTCACTACAACATTAGCAGTACTATCTGCATTTGTAAATCTTGCTTCAATTCTCATATTTGCAAAAGCAGCATTATCTGGTAAACATCTTATGTGATATAATGATCCAGATTCACCTAAGTAATTATAAGCTAAATAAGGTCCCTGTCCATAATGTTTTCCATACTTAGCTATATTTGGTTCTCCAAATTCTGCAACATAATCAGATCTTGAACCAATAAATTTTAATTTATTATCTTCACCTTTTTCTGCAAGAGAACATATAAGACCAATTGTACTTGGAACTTGTTGTGTATAGGTCGAGAGGTCAATAATTTTGGTATATACACCTGGTGAAATATTAGCCATTTTTTAATTCCTCCAAAATTCTATATAAATATATTATTTGATTCTATTGAATAATATCCTTTCTTAATCTAAGATAATCTAAAACATATTATAATAAATTTATTCTTTTGGTAGGAATAAAATGATATATATTTTTATATTTAAAAAATTCCAACCATTATTTAGAAATCCTTTTTAATTTTATTAAGTATATAAATACCAAATTACTAATAATTGTCTCGTAGCTGTTTTTACAATTGTTGGAAATGTAGCTCTTGCAAACAAATGAAAAGGTCCAGCATATCCTCCAGCATCACTTAATGAACTAAAAAGACCACATTCACTAATTTGCTCACCAATTGCATCAATTTGCTGAATCTGAACTGTAATTTTAACAATTAACCATGCATCATCATTAGCAGTGTCCTGTTCAAATTCAATTGATTGAAGTGGAGCTTTATAATAATTACCAACTCTGAAATCAGCATAAGAAGCATCTGAATTATTTAATGGTACTTCACTTGCTAAATCAGTATCACTATTTGTTGGAGGAATTGGATCAAATGGATCTGCAGGATCTACTCCACCATCTCCAAGACCCAACCAAGAGATATATTCATCTTTATCAGTATTTACATTAGCATTTTCTGTATCTACTATTCTTTGTGCAATTAACTCTCTACCAACATATACAACTAAATTACTTTTTTGTATTAACTTCTTCTTATTATCATCAGTAATTTCAAATATTTCTACTCTACCTTGTGGTCCTCTTTTTTTTGTAAGAGGATCAGAAATTACATTATCATGTAAACAAAATTCACCATATGAATCAGTAATTTTAATTAATAAATCTTTTTCTTTACTCATATTAGAAATCCTTTAGATTAATTTTGTAGAAATCATTTATATTTTGTTCTATAAAATATACTAGTTTAGAACATTACCTCTATATATATAAATTATT